TGTTCTGCCATTGGCTCGGTAGCCGATCCGCTGTCGAACGTATCGTTCGTAAGATCGATCATGTCGACTTTCTTGTAGTCAAGAGCGCAGTAAACGCCAGTTTGTGGGAACGTACGGTTGAAAACAGTGTCGATGGCTACGATTGTTCCAGTAAGATCCCTGAATCCAGGAATGATGCATCCCTGACTTTTTGCGATAAGAGTAACTTCCTTCAGCGCGGTGAAGTCGTTCATTTTTGAATTGATGAGACCCATCGAATTGAAGTACTGCTTGTAAACAGGATCGCTTGATAGTTTGAGGTTGTCAGTCCAGTTTCCTTCGACGACGATTATTTCGACGAAGTAATCCTGAACCATATCGTCAGGATTGAGGTATTCTGGAACTTCTGCTTTATCACCCATTAGGGCGTAGTATTCCTTTATCGTGATGTCGTATCCAATAACATCAGCAACTCTTGCGAAGGCTGTGATTTCCTTACGCGAAAGGTTCACAATGGTCAGGATCTTATTGGAATCACGATCGGCAGTTCCGTACTGTCCAGGATTGTAGATATAATCGTCTCCGAGCTTGATGTTCTTCCATTTGTTGACCATGTCAACGTCAGCAAACCACAGTTTCTGGATGTTATAGAAATTGGACATGCTGCTCTGATTGATGTTCTCTGCCCATACCGAATTGGTTGAAGCAGGTTCAGAATTGAATGTTCTGAAGTACGCTAGGTCGGTAGAAGAGACAGGCAAAACGTTCAGACCGAAAACTGGTCCTTGTCTAAGGGCAATGTCAATCGTTCTGTGGAAGTAGCTTCCGTTTTTCTCTAGCTTGCTGTCGATGTCACCGTATACGGCTTGAAGGGTTCGGCTATCGTTGATCAGTACGACCGAGTTGATAGGGCCTTTTTTACTAGAACCTATTACAAGTCTGCCAGTGGAAATAGGAAGGACAAGATTCTGGCTTTCATCTATTTCTATCGTGTATACACCACTTGACTTGAACCTGTTCAGATTTAATTTTTCTGCCATCGCGTGCTATTGTTATTTTGAATTATTTATTTATCATTCTGTTCCCAAAATCTACTTTCGAAGAATTGGGCCTTTCATAACTGGAATTATTTATCAAATGCGCTCATGCTAAACCTAAACCGCCTCATTATTTTTGATACAATAGAACTATAAAAAATGGTGAACTATGCAAACAAAGATGAAATTCATAAAGATTCGTGATGTGAAAACCCCAGCTTACGGTACTCCTGGATCGGCCGGTATCGATTTCTTCGTTCCGGAAGATTTTCGTGAGCAGAGATTGCATCCCGGAGACGATATTCTCATTCCAAGCGGAATAAAAGCAAACGTCCCAGACGGGTACGCGCTCATCGCTCACAATAAGAGTGGCATCGCCACAAAAAAGAGGCTCCAAGTTGGGGCTTGCGTCGTTGATAGCGATTACCAGGGAGAGATTCACATTCACGTGTTCAACTCGAGAGCCAATGGGCTTGTTGAAATCGCTCCAGGAATGAAGCTGGTCCAGTTCCTTTTGGTTCCAGTCGCAAGCGCTGAACTTATCGAATGTAATGAACTCGAAGAAGTGTTTCCAGTTGAAACCAAAAGAGGTCCTGATGGTTTCGGGTCAACTGATGCAATGGAAGCTACTCGCTAACAAAATTTGGTATATTATGAAAAAGAAAATCACTAGAGAAGATGCTCTTAATTGGTGGTTGAAAAAGTACCATAACACAACGGTCGAAGAGGTAGCAAAAGCTCAGCCGGAAGAATGTAAGACGCCAGAATGGTTCAAGCTTTATCCGGTCACTCAAGAGCAGCATGATGAATGGTACAAATGGATAGTTGATGCTCTGTCAAAGGAACGTCGCATGTCGAAAACCTACATCATCAAGCATTTTTCTTTCGATTATCTCGATTGCGCACCAGCACTAATTGAAAAACAAGAAACTGAATGATCATAAGTACAGAATTTAACGTTGACGAATCGGCTCTAGTCGTTTCGTATTACGATGAGCACGGAAAAGTCGAGTTCATTAAAAAACCGATTCCACAGACCGATTTTTTTAACTGGACGGTAACTGCAAATCCCACGGAATTCAGGAATTGGGACAATAAGTTCTTACGTAAATCTCCGAGCAAATGGTTGAGCCGATTTAGGCTTGAGGAACTAACTCAAGCTCGATTGAATCAAGCGGAACTCGACCGACTCTATTCGGATTTCAGCCCAAAGAAATTCTACCTTGACATCGAAGTAAAGCTAGAATCTCAGGAATTTCCTGATCCAGCAAAAGCCTTAATGGAAGTCAACCTCATAACTTTCGTGAATGAGGAGAACGTAGTGTTCACGATGTCGACCATGGAAAATTTCGATGCCGAAACTATCGTTCGATTGGAAAACGAGACCAACAAGTATCTCGAAAAATGCAATCAAAAGTTCAAGCTCAAGTACATGTTCTTCGAAACAGAACGTGAACTTCTCGAAGCATTCTTTTACAAAGCTCTGCCGAAGATTCCGTTCCTAACTGGTTGGAACTTCATTGGATTCGACTGGTTGTATCTCATGAATCGTGCCAAGAGATTGGACATGGATCCCATGAAGTACATGGCATGTAATAAATTGATCGGGCAAGCAAAACTTCCGATTCACCTTGGTCTTCTTGACTACATGGAAGTGTTCATGAATACCAAACCGTACAAGGTCGTTGAAAACTACAAGCTTGAGTACATCGCTTATTTGGTTCTTGGCGTAACGAAACTTCATAACGAATACGGTTCCATGCTAGAAGCTCAGCGTGATACTTTCAATTTTGCGAAGTACAACATCATCGATACTTGCCTCGTCAAGCTGATCGACGATAAGCTTGGACTTTTGGAAGTAGCTTTCGCAATTTCAAAGTTCGCTAGGGTGGACGTGTCCAAGGTGTTCAGTGCAGTATTCATCACGGAAACTTTGATGTGCCGCGAATTCCTCGAAAGAGGTCGTTACATGTCGAACAATAAGAGAGAGCTTAATGAGGAAGCAGCCTATGCCGGAGCTTACGTCATGAAGCCGGTTCCAGGATACTACAAGTACATCATACTCGATGACTTCGCTTCCATGTACCCGAACATCACAATTCAATTCAACATTTCTCCGGACGCTTACATGGGTAAGATGAAACCTGAGATGGAAATTCCGTCTCACGTCATATTCACGAAGAACGATACACTGTTCACGAATACTTTCGATTCAGCAGCTCGAACGATTCTTACTCGAATGTACAGTGGTCGTGTCGACACTAAAGCCGAAATGAAAAAGCTGGAGGAACAATTGGAGCGTGAAAAAGTTGCTGCATAACATAGGAAAAAAATTTAACAATCTAATGGCAGGATTCGATATTGATGAGCTGATGTCTGTCAAGAACAGCTATCAATCGCAGAAATTTCAATGGGTAAAAACCAATGAACCTAAAAAACTTGGAACCGTAGTGACGGTGAATGATGTCATTCCCGGGAAAAGGCTCAACACGATAAATGGACCGATGCAACGGTACAATGCTATTCTCTCCGATGGGACTAGCATAGACACCGAAGATCTAACTAGCAATCTCATGATGTTGTTGGATGATCAACCGCCAATGACCATGGCCGAACTCATATCGATCAATCAGGATGCTGGTGTAGATCTCAATGCTGTGAAAGCAGATCTGCCGCCAGACCTTCAGGAACTATCGACTTTACCTGCATCATCTCCAAAGAATCAGGGAATCGCTAATCCTATGGAATTAGGTACCGTTCCGGGTAGAAACATGAGACCAGCAGTCAATCCAAAGGATATTTTCGGGTTATTCTCAGTTGAAGATACGAATCTCAATCTTAGCGTGTCAGTAAAGATGCCGTCGAAACCTCTTCTCAAGATGATGTATTCGAACGCACAGGATAAGGAACAGTTCCTAAATCAGCTGTCCTATTATATAAATAATAGCATAACACAGGCGGCCATTCAGGAATCAGTAAAACGAATGTTTGGCCAGGGCAAAAATAAAAAAGCTGATGACTAACAATCGTAATCCATTAACTCCGGCACAAATCATCAAGTCAGTTTCACCATTGGGAAGCGGCAAGTACGATCTAATTTCGATGATTCGGGATTCTGATCGTGCTGAGAAAATTTCCTCAAGAGAGAATTACATTCTGATCTTACCATTCGAAAGGACTGAGGATTCAAAAATCAAGGCAATTTACGGAGTCAAGTTCGAAAATCCAGCGACCGGTCAGCCGGACGTAAGTCTTTTGACCGATGTAATCGATTTCGAAAAGGACACGACTTCTTTCGATTCAGTAGGGAGATCTCTTCTCGAAGAAGCAGGTTTGAATATTGAAGATGCTGGCCTGAATGAGGACGATATTTTCTATATCGGCACGATGACAACATCGGAGCCGGCGATTGCGAAATTCAAATGCTATGCTATTGACCTTACTAAAATTAGCAGACCAAACGAATCCATACGGTTCACTCGTAACTTATCAAAATCAGCTTTTACAAAGGACGATTCCTCAGAAATCGTTAAGATCGGATTCCACGAAATAGTTAATGGCGATTACTCCGATGCGTCCATTTTAGCTGGGTCCTTCCTTTTAGTTTCGTACTTTCAATGAAACTAGGTTAGCCTTTTGTGTACAAGAAAGTACATAAAACTAACCAATTTTACATGGCAAAATCACCTCTTGATGCATTTAACAAGCTTATAGACAAGCTCGAAAAGCGAGTGAATGAAACCTTCGAATTGAAAGGCTTCGCCGACGTAAGCGATTACATCCACACCGGAAATTATCTTCTAAACGCTCAGCTGTCCGGCTCTCTTTTCGGAGGATACCCGAATACCAGAAGCATCGGAATAGCTGGCGACCCCGCTACTGGTAAAACATTTCTCTGTTTCAATGCAGTTCGCGAGTTTCAAAAGAAAGGTTACTACGTTTTTTACGTTGACACCGAGGGAGCTATCGATTCTACCGATTTCCCAAAATTCGGCTGTAATCTCGAGCAGTTGAAGTACTATCGAATTGGCCTCATCAGCGAAGTTAGATTCTTTATTGACGGCCTGATAAAGACGATCAATGATTTTAAGAAAGAGAATCCTGACATGAAAATCGCGCTCTTCGTCGATTCCATGGGCATGTTAGACACGGACAAGACTGCAGTCGATATGGATAAAGGAAAGACTCCAGCTGACATGGGCCTCCGGGCAAAGGAACTTCGTGCGCTTTTCAAACAGTTCACTCTTGAACTTTCTAACATGTACATCCCGTTCATCTTCACTAATCATACTTACAGTGGAAATGATGCGTACACAAGAAAATCCCCAAGTGGAGGTGGCGGCCCAGAATTCGCAGCCTCAATCATTCTGATGCTAAGTAAGAGCACACTTAAAGACGAAAACAAGACTGCAACCGGTATCATCGTACACTGCAAAACGCGTAAGAGCCGTTTCGCTAGACCGATCGAAATCGATTTCCATATTTCTCACCAAAAGGGAATGAATCCGTACGTCGGTCTACAGGACTACGTAAGCTGGGAAGGATGCGGGGTAGGAAGAGGAAAGAAGCTTACAGAGAAGGAATTTTCAAAGCTCAAACCTGATGACCAGAAGGACTGTGTACGCTTCGACGTCGGAGGTGAAGTCTTCTATTTCAAACCTGGCAAGTTAGCTCAGAACTACATCCTGCGTCACAACGGTGATGAAGTTCCAGTAAAGCAATTCTTTACACCAAGGCTGTTCATCGATGCCGTGCTACACGAAATGGACGAAAAGGTCATCAAGCCGACTTTCAAATACCCGGAAAATGATGAAGCTCTCATCAACGAAGAACGCGAAGAAATCCTAGCCGAAGAAAAAGAAGAAGCTAGCGATGAACTTTAACGTTCAGTCAACTCTTCCCATTAAGTACGCAATGAAGGTTCATCAATCATTGCCGAACTATCCAACTCGCCAGGATTTCATGTTCGAAATCTGTTCTTACATCGTTAGGGTCACCGAACAAAAGGAAAAGGATTGGGACCCTAACGATATTAAGTTTTCAGCTAAAACTCTCAAGTACGTTTTTGGAAACAACGTGAAATCCGAGGAGTTCCTTGATCGTATAAAAAGCATACTTAAGGACCTCTTAGAGTCTGGTGCATTGACCAAGAGGGGAGAATTCATTTTTATCGAAGCGGACGAATTTTCCAAGTACTACGCAATAAGTTAATTTACTAACTATGGTAATAGATTTTAAGGAAAATATCGAACTCTTGGAGAAATTGATATTCAATTTCGTCTTAACTGAGGACGATAATGATGTTGTCATCAAGCCGAAAAATTACGAGACTCTTGACAAGCGTGAAATAGTGCCGATGATAAAGGCACATTACTTTAACGATGATACGTTACAACGTCTTTATCGAGAAGTTAAGAAATTCTTTTTGGAATACAAGAAAATTCCGACGAAGAACGAAATCCGGCAACTTGCAAATCTTGCCAACCTCGATATTCCGGACGATAAGTTCGATAAGATCTTTACTATCAACCTAAAGGATCATACGTACGAATTTCTTTACAAGTACACCAAAGCTTTCGTATTTTACAAAAATTTGAATGAGGTCGTCATTGACATCTTATCCTGGTTAAAGACGACAGAAATCAATCCTGACAACGTTGAGTTAATAACAAATGATGTTCGCGAAAAATTCAACAAAAAGCTAAACCTATCGTTCACCAGTTCAGAATCAGGTCTCAGCTTCTTTAATCCGAAGGATCACATTCAGCTTTCTAAAGTCGGAACTCCAACCGGCTTCAGGTTCTTCGATAAAGTTTTAGATGGAGGGTGGAACCCGAAAACTCTCGTAGTCTTTCAAGGTAGGCCAAAGGTAGGAAAGTCAATGGTGCTTTCCAATATTGCAGCCAGAACGTTTCTTCATGGAAACGATATAGGTATTGCAACTCTTGAACTTTCTGACCGAAAGTACATGAAACGTCTCGGAGCTCAGATCCTCAATATGACGATGAAGGAGTACGATACGATCCTTCGTGAAGAGGATTTGGACGGCATAATCGAAAGGTTGAATCAGCTTCGAGAAACTGTTCCGACCTTAGGAAATTTGGAAGTAAAGGAATTTGGAGCAGGAACAGCGTCTGCTGTCGACATCGAAAACCACTTCTTAAAAGTTCAGCAGAGAACCGGTATCAAATTCAAGGTGATCATAGTTGACTACGTTAACTTGATGAGACCGCTTCGTGAACGTGGTGATAGTTACGGAAACGTTAAGGCAATCGCCGAAGAACTCAGAGCAGTGGCAATGCGTAACGAATGGTGTATCATTTCTGCTACTCAGATTAAGAGAGATGCAGTCGATGATCAGGATTTGAACATGTCGGACGTTGCCGAATCTTTCGGTTTAGTTCATACGGTAGACTCATTATTCGGATTGACTCGCGGTCCTATGGAACGCAGAATGAAAGTCAAATTGATTGCAAATAGGGACGGCGGATACAATGAAAGTTTCAAGATGTTCAGACTCAATTATGAGTATGCAAAAATGATAGAAGAAACAGACCCGGCTTCCGAATTCTATTCCGACGATGACGACACTCAATCGCTGGAAAATCAAATGAGAAATCAATATCAAACGGTTCAGACAACAGAACCACCATCGATAGACTTCTCGGATATTCCACAGCAACCACCACCAATAAAACCGAACAAGCAATTCGAATCGCACGATGATATTCTCGATTCGATCAAATAAAATAACGTAATTCATTTTGAAAAAAGACAAAAATGCAGAACTATTCGAAGAACCAGAAGATGACCTAACTGATTCCGTTCAAGAGCTCAGTGAATCGCGTTTTCTTAGGGACGATGAGCTCGACGACGATGTGTCCGATGAGGACGAGGGAGAGCTCGAACGCCGGCGAACTGCCTATTCCGAATTGAAGAAGAACGATAAGATCTTCAATAACTCGTACACCATGGGTCAGATGATCGGCGAGGAAATAGAAGAGACTAGGTCGCACACCGAAATTCGAATAGATCCAAGTTCTCCAGATTACCAGCTTTACGATAGGGATCAGCATTCCGATTTCGTCGATGATTCGATAACTCAGATCGACATCCACGAGTTCATTGTGAATTCGAGCGAAGTGAAGACCCTTTTGGGACTGCAATATTCGGATTCTGATATGAATTCTTTAGCGACAACTGGCCTTATGCTGGAAATGACAGAAAAGAAAAAGTTCGATAAGAACGAAGTCAACGATCTTTTCGAAAAAATCTTGGCCGGTGTTAGAGTCGGAAAACGTGCAAGCGCCTTCGTCAACCCGGTTTACGTTTTCGATGCCATTTCTTCGTTGACTGGGCTTGAGTATAAGAAACTATTCGATATGCTGAAATACGAGAACAAGGAAATTCTTCTTCTTGAACTCGATGGAAAGTACCACATTCTCGAAAAATCATCGAAGGATTTTAGGATCTACGAATAATGAAACTGGATAACATACGCAACATATATCTCATTGGAGACACTCACTTTGGAGTAAGAAACAATTCCATAGAATGGGCAGCCATTCAAAAGGAATTCCTGTTAGAGTACTTCATTCACAAGATCGATAAGGATTTTGATGAGAACCGTGACATCATCGTATTCGAGGGAGACGTTTTTCATTATCGTGAAGCGATCAATGTGAGGATCCATAACGAAGCTCTCGATATTTTCACTGACCTCGCTAAGAAGTTCAAACGTGGAGTTTTCATAATCACCGGAAATCACGATACGTATTACAAGGATAACAGTACGGTTCATTCGTTAAGGGCTATTGGAAATTTAGCAAGCAACATACACGTCTTTGAAAACCCAGAAATTCTGACGATAAACGGTAAGCATTCTTTCTTGATGCTTCCATGGTTGGAAGATCTAGCAAAGCTGAACAGTGTTATAGCTGATCACCAAGCTTTCTGTTCGTACATCATCTGTCATGCTGACATAAAGGGTTTCAAACTCAATAAATGGGTGAAGCTCGAAAAGGGTCTCGAACCCGAATCGATGAAATCGTACAAGAGAGTTTACAGTGGGCACATACACATTCGTCAGGAAAACGGAAACGTCCTTTACACGGGAACTCCGTACCAGATGGACCGTGGAGATATTGGAAACACGAAAGGATTTTACACCTTGAACGTTGAGGGAGAAGAAATCGTTGAGACGTTCACGCGTAACACGAAATCGCCGTTGTTCCTAAAGGTCGATCTGTTGGATCTCTTGGAAATGTCAAAGCCTGCAATCGTCGAACTGTTCAATAACAATTTCGTTGACGTGATGGCCAGCATAAATTTCGTGAATAAGTTCTCAGTTCCTCTCTTCCTGGAAGAGATAAACACTTCGAAACACAGAACAATACAGTTCTTCACGTATTCAGAAAAGGAAAAGCTTAATCCACAGGCTGCTGATCCGGAATTTAACATCGAGGATGGGTTCAACATCACGGATATTTTCAAGCGTTACTTAAAGACCAAGGATTATTCCAGGGATTTTAAGAAACAGCTAGCTACCAAATTCGTTGAAATTCACGAAACCGTAAAACAAGAAAAGTCCTATGTTTAATCCGTTCGTCAGCGAGTACGTGGAAGTGGTGAATTTCGGAAACGGAAAATTCACGGCGATAGCAAGGACTGATGTTCCTATGGATGCTATAGTCGAAGTATGTCCGGTTGCCATTCTTACCATGCGTGAGTCCATCATCTTGAGTAAGAACGTACCGTTGCTGAAAGCTTCCATTTTTGCGGATGAGTCTGCAATGGCAAAGGAATACCAAATGTTCGCGCAGCTCGGCGAGTTGGAATTAGAACGAAGATTGGACGCTGGCGAAATAACTAGGGGAGAATACGTCAAGATCCTCAAATCAAAGATAAACCCAAATGCGCTTCTGGAATCAAAATCGCATGTGCTTATACTTGGAAATGGATCACTGTATCGTATCAGCGAAACGCCCAACCTGGTGTGCGAGTATCACTCAGAGCATAAGGTCTGCGTTTTCAAATCAGTTCGTAACATATCTAATGGGACCGAACTAACTTATTTCAAATAATGAACGAATGAAGATACTTAATTTTGCATTCAGAAACCTGTGTTCGTACGGAAATAAGCTCCAAAGCTTCGCTTTTTCCGAGGATCCCAAATTGATTCTCGTCGAAGGAAAGAACGGAGGCGGAAAGTCTACTATTTCCGATGCTATGACCTTTGCAGTTTACGGCAAGTCATCGATAAGAAAGACGACCGAACTTCCTAACCGTCTCAATAAGAACGGTTACACGTACATAGATTTTGTCACAGGAACAGGAGATACAGTAGCTATCGAAAGGGGATTGCAACCCAATTTTTCGAGGTTGGCAATAAACGGAGTGGATCACAACCTTCCTGACAAGAGACGAATCGACGAATTCATTGAGGATGAGTTGATACGGATCCCCTTCAATATTTTTTCAAATACCATAAACTTGTCGATAAACGAGTTCAAGAGTTTCGTGAAACTTAGTCCAAACGATAAGAGACAGATCATCGATAAGATTTTCGGAATTGAGATAGTCAACGATATGTCAAAGAAGAACAAGGAAGAGCTGAAAGGCCTGAGACTTGCTCTTCATACTCTTGACGTTTCGATCGATAGTAATACGACAACTCTGAACAATTCTCTGGCACAACTTACGAACATGAAGGAAGATCTTTCTGCTCTAAAAGAAACTAGAAAGAAGGAACTGGCCGATCGTATCGAACAGTTACAGAAGGACAAGGACCTGTACCAAAAGAATTACAACGAAATGAATGCTGCCGTTTCTGCTTTAGACAAAGCGGTCAATGCAGCAAAGGAAGCCAGAACGTCAGCTCAATTGGTCATTGCTGATTGGCAGAAGAAGCTTCAGATTTACGAAAGCAACAAATGTCCTCATTGCTTATCGGATTTGACCGACGATAATCACACGAAAATAAAGAACGAAATCGTCTGTAAGAAAACCGAGCAGGAAAAGAACTTACCGGTTCTGTCGAAAAAGGTTCAGGAAACGGAAGCTTCTATGCTTGAGAAGAAGGGCGAAATGGAATTAGCACGCAGTCAATTCTACAAGGTGGATGCAATGCTCTTACCTCTTCGCAGAGAACTATCGTCCTTATCGATAGACGAAATTCAGACCGAGGGGTCAGAATACATAAACGGCGTGATCGAATCGATCAAGAAAACCTTGGACGAGGCTGCTATCGAAAAGACCAAAATTTCCGAGCAGATCAAAGTTTCTCAGGAAATGGAGGACATCCTTTCGGAAAACGGAATGAAACGTCTTCTAATGAGCCAAATAGTTCCAATCCTGAACAAGAAGATCCTCAGAACGTCGAAGATTTTGGACTTTCCGTTCGCTTTCGAATTCGATATGGACTTCGATCCTATCATAACTCAGTTGGGAATTCAAGTATCGCCGGAATCCCTTTCTACTGGAGAACAGAAAAAGATGAACTTGATAGTTCTTCTCGGAATCATAGAGCTTATCAAGTTAAAGCATCACAGTGTGAATTTACTCTTCTTGGACGAAATCTTCTCGTCTCTTGACGTTGAGTCCATTTACCGGGTGGTCGATCTTTTGAAAACGTTCTCGAAAAAGTACAGGATGACCATTTTTGTCATATCTCACGATCCATTGCCGGAAGAACTGTTCGACCGGAAGTTATCAGTAAAGAAGGTGGATCACTTCTCGGACATAGAATTCTCGTAAACCAATTCATAGTATTTAAGTAAAAGATCATACAAAAACAGTAAGATGATAGTATTCAAAGCAAAATCATTTGGAGAAGCATATCGGGGTTCGTTAGCGTACGTTATGCAGAACGGTCTGGAAAATGGAGCAAGGGGAACCAAGAGCAGGGAAATCTTGGATTTGGCTCTCGTTATAGAAAATCCGGCCCTGTGTCTGTACCAGAATCCAGTACGGAGCTCTCAGTTCAAGTACATAGCTGCAGAATTCCTCTGGTATTATATGGGTCGTAACGATGCAGCGTTCATTACGAAATGGGCAAAGTTCTGGGACGTTATAAAGAATGACGATGGAACTTGCAATTCTGCGTACGGAAATTTGATATTCAAGACCAAGAACGAGCACGGAATTTCTCAGTACCAATGGGCAATCCAAAGCCTTATCAAGGATCCTAACACCAGGCAAGCGATAATGCACTTCAACATGCCGGTCCATCAGTACGATGGAAACAAGGATTTCGTCTGCACTATGTACGTCAACGTGCACATCAGGAACAACAAGCTGAACCTGAAACTCAACATAAGAAGCAATGATGCTCTATGGGGAACTCCGACGGACGCAGCTTTCTTCTGTTCTCTTCAAATGCAGATCCTGAACCATCTGAAACCGACGTATCCTGATCTGGAACTCGGTACTTACACTCACGTTGCGGATTCGTATCACATTTACGACAGGCATTACGAACTGACCGAAAAAATGCTTCAGCATGATTTCGTTCCGTGCGAATTACCGGCAGTGACGAACGACCTGATAGATATTGCAGGCGAACCCACTCCAGACTTAATCACTCTATTCAATCATGTGGATTCAGGAAGTCCAGAATTCCTTCTTTTCCAGGACGGCGAGGATATTTACAAGTGGATTCACACAAACATTACAAAAACGAAATAAATGGCATCTAGTAGGCAACATCTTATCGATCAAGTTTACATGGACATGGCCAAGATCTGGTCGAAATTATCTCATGCTTCGAGAAAGAAAGTTGGAGCATTGATCGTTAAGAATGGCACAATCATTTCTGACGGGTACAATGGAACCCCTTCGGGTTTCGAAAATGAGTGTGAGGAAGTTATCAATGACGAACACGGAAATTTCGTTGGGTACCAGACCAAATGGTACGTGCTTCATGCAGAAGCCAATGCTATTCTAAAGATCGCTAAGTCCACGCAAAGCTGCGATGGCGCAACTATTTACTTGACTTGTTCTCCATGTACAGAATGTAGCAAGCTTATCCTTCAGGCCGGAATCAAAAGGCTCGTGTACGATGAAGAGTACAGGGATCTTGCCGGTCTTGAACTCCTCAAGCGCGCTGGGATCGAAATTAAAAAAATGGAAAATGGATGATAGACGAAACAACTCGTATACTACAAATCGTCTTCGTAAGTGATCAAAAGCAATTCATACAGGTTCTTCATAAGAAAGGAAAATCTGACTACTTATTGAACGTTAACAAAATAATGCGAGATAAGTTCGGCCATGAAATCGTAGTTCCGAATAAGATCCAAGCATTCCTGATCAATTACGAAATAAAGAAGATCATTGATAAAGCGGTGAACGCTAGGAACCGGAAGTACAAAAGAATCATTTACATAAATTCTAACCTGACGCCTAACACGATACTCAACACGATCGATTTTCTTACTAGCGCTTACGGGGAGGTTCATTTTGAACCGTTGCTAATAGATTTGGAGGAGGACATTTCTCCTCACATGAACATCAAGACAATAAAAAAGGGCCGTAAGCCCCTTTTTTATTCGTATATTGATTCCTGAAATTTACGCTGTCAGATCGTCATCCGGTGCGGGTTCTCCGCCTTCGTCTTCCTTAGGTTCTCCACCTTCTTCGTCGTCTTCGGGTTTGCAAATCTTTTCGACTGCTGCGCACAATAAGTCGCAAACTGCGTCCTTTTCGATTTCCATTTCTTCGGCGATTTTGTCGATGAGTTCATTAAGATCATCTTCGAATTCGTCCATTACTTTTTCCAGCTGTTCTTCGTCTACCTCGTAGCCAAGATCAGGGGTTTCGTCTGTGTTGTCGCCCAGGCTGCCAAGGTCATCAACTGGTTCTTCAGCTTCGTTTGGCATCTGATTCATCTCGTCGAAGTTTTCGTTCACGAATTGTTCAAATCTCATGATTTTACCTTCTTCTACGGGCTCGGTTGCGATTGTTGGTTTTGCGTACATAACTTCAGTTGGTTTTTTCTTTGCGTCTCTAGATACTTTGTCACGGGTGACTGCTTTCCATGTGGTATCGTAATTTGGCTGATCCATTTCTTCTCCGGTTTGCGGGTTATGCAAATTTCCTTCGAAGTCACGATTTCGTTGCACTATTCTTTGATATTTATTCAAGGATTTGCGCTTATTTCCCTCGAAATCGCTTTTTTCATTCGGTCCACCAAAAGGAGGTTTCTTTGGATCCATGTACTGGTCCATTGAGGGATTATCGCGTCTATTTACATCGAACATGTCCATTTCTTAGATCTTAATTTTTTACTGACCAACTCTCGTTTCAACGTAACGGTCAGCAACGAATGGAACGGCCAAAGTAGCGATCTGATCCTGCGAGTAATCGAGCTGAAGTTCGTTGAACTTAGCAGTATCGAGAAATACTGGAGAGAAAACGAATTCCCTGTAAATCAGACCTCCTTTGTTGAACATCGTTATCTGAACGATTGCTGGGTTTGCACTGGAACCTGCGTAATCACGCTTTAGACCCTGAGCACCGGTCATCGGATCGTAGATCAGGTTAGCCCATGCTCTGAATGCATTGTAAATGTAGTTGTCGTTATCGTCGTTCAAGTTCAACGAGAATTCGATGGTGAACTTCGATAGCGTGGTTGCAGGCTTAGCCGCAGAGTATGCTCTTTCTGCGAACTTGTACCTCTGAACCTGTAGCGGACCTCCAGCATTACCGGAAAGTTCAGGCAACGGACCAACCTTGTTAACATGCTCTAAGCTGAGGTTGTTGTTGAACCCAATCTTCGTCGAAACTGCCGGTGGAGGGGTAATTATTACTTCGAACTGGTTAAGGTATAACGGTTCGTATCTTCCAGGACCAGCTGTATGATTTTTGAAATGTGGTAGACCAGCCATCTTATGTTGTGTTTTTTGTTTATTTATTCGTGTCTTAATGGATTCCACGAGGATGAAAGTTATTACTCTTTCTTATTCACGCGTTTCCTGTCCTTATTTATCTCTTGCTTTACGCGCGTGAATCGTTCTTCCTCCCTGCTCATTCTGATTCCCTTCATGAATTTTAGCTTGTCCATGTACTCTATTTCTTCCTCGGAGTTAGGCGTAACGTGCTTTTCTCCGACTGTGAAAGTCAAATCGATAGTTGGAAGAACTTGTACTAACAGGTTGATTCCTTCAGGTGTGGTGAATTCGTCGAGTTCCATTCTAGTGGAAGACATGGCTCCAGTTTTAACTTCAAGCCAGATCTGTTTCGAATTGTCCATTGTCTCGTCTCCTAGCTTTCTAACCAAGTTCTCGGACACCTTGTGCCGAATTCGTATGTTAGCGCTGGACACCTGGCCATCGATCATGCGAATCTTGTCTCCATGTATTACTACCCTATACGTCTCGGATCCCCCAGTTTTAGCTGGTTCATTCGTTTTGCTAGGTTCACTAGTTACATCATCCTTCTTATCGGGTGAACCAGGAGCGCTCGTATTCGATTTAGGCTCAGCTGATGGATTTACTGGTTTTTGTGGAACGGTCGGAACGTTCGATACTGGAGCTTCCACCTTCTGGATCGAAGTTGGTCCAGTCGTTTGCAGGGCAGAATTCGAACCAGGACCCAATTCCATGGCTTCGGAAACGTTTCCTAGCTTTGCATCAATGACTGCATTTATTCGCTTTAGCAATTGTACTAGCGTGTCGATTGACGTGTACTTGTAATAGGTTGCTAGACCCTGAGCTTTGGTGTAGTAAAGATCTGGATAAACGGACGTTTCGTGAATCGTTATTTCCTGATCGGTCTGATCCCATGTAGGCTGTTGTCCAACTCCAGTACTTTTCCAAGTCACCTTGAAACTAGCAATAGATTCGGCGATTACTCCGTTCCCTATCATTTATTATCCGATTTCTTTGTCACCCTTGAACTCTTTACCCTTATTGGATTTCTTTTTCTTAGGATCGACTGGTTTGTAATTGGCCCAAATCTCATTGTAGATTCGACAGGAAGCTCCCATGAAGTTAACGATTCCGATGTACTTCTTTCTATCGTCACCGTGCATCTTGGAAATCTTCTTACCTATCGTCCTAGCATCGTCGAGATCGAGTTCTTCATCGTCAGCCTTTCCAACGAGGTCTTTCAGGGAGTTTTCTTCCCTAACCGGCTCTACTGGAACCATGGCAGTCGAAAAGGACTCAAAGGTTAGGTGCACTTTATTTGACGGCTTGGTCATCGTTGAGATCGTTATTTTTTGTAAGGGGATACCTTCTTTACCTGTGGGTTTGGAACTACCTTTCCGATTGGCAGGTTAGCCATTTCCGGCTTCACTTCTTTCGTGATAGGCTTGCCCTTGATTACTAAGCTGGTGTTAGCTTCGGTTGCAACCATTTTCTTTGGGGCTGTTCCCTTTTTCGTAGGAAGAGCAGTGGTACCGGTCTTCACGCTTTTCGAAGGAACGCTACCCTTACCCTTAGGCATGTCAGCCATTTCGGGTTTTACGGTTTTGGTGGTTGCTTTTCCTTTACCTGCAGGAAGGGTCGAAGTTTCAGGCTTTACCTGCTTCGTTATTTGTTTACCTTTTGCCGGCGCTCCCTTTGAAAGTTCTTGGTTCATCTTTTTTTCCAAAAGATATTCCTCATAACTTAAAACTGACTTTGACATGTCGATTTCATTATTTTATGTGATTGACTCGCTAGGTTATTTATCAATGCGATCGTGCTAAAAAGAAAAAAGGGACCCATTGGATCCCTTTTTCGTATATCAATTAAGATATGAGGACTGTTCTTAGTATCCAGTTGAAGGAGCAACCGAACCGGTAAGTACGCCAAGACCGTTAACGGTAAGGGTGATGTACTGGGTTTCAGGATGCCATCCTGCTTCTGCGATAGCGTACCTTGATTTCAGACCGATCTTTGGTGAGAAGGTACCTTCTGCGATTGTCTGGAGAGATTCTGCCATGATGTATGGGAGGAACTTGATACCAGGTTCTTCGTCAGCGCCCTTACGAGCGATGTGGATACGGTTGTCACCGAATTTCAGGTTAGGATCAACGTACACGGTAAGTCCGTGAACTTTACCAGCTGGGTACAATTGACCAGGTCCCGAAGGAAGATCGTTGTTGAATGGAGCGAATGTGTAACCTGCTACGTCAGCAAGAGCTGAAGCAACACGACCGTTGGTTACGATGTGAGTAGCGGCGCCAAAACGACCCCTGTGGTAAATAAGGTTAGCCATTTCGAGGATCTTCGTAACAACCCTACGCTGTAGCGTTGAGATGTTTTCGAATCCGGAACCTACTGTTAGGTCGAGAGTTGTGATACCAGCACCTTCAATGGTGTTGATGTTTGCCGTATGAGCAGCACCGAGGACGAAGCAACGGTCAACCAGTTTCTTGTTGATTGACTGAGCAACTTCGTTAACTGCAACGTTTTCCAACATGGAAATAACGTCGAAGTTCCATACGCGGTTAAGGTCCTGGATCTGCTCAACGGTTGCTGAGATAGCTACCTGATCACCCTTAGCTTCGATGAACTTGGTGAACATTTTGAGACCCATCTGGCGGAACTTGCTTACTTCAGCAATTTCCCTCTTCATTCCTTCCATCTGCGTGCCGTTAGCACCAAGGAAAGGACCGTTCCATGCTTCAGTAGCGTAGTTGTCGTCGCTGGTAGAGGTGAAACCGGAAATGTGGTTTTCCAGAGCCGATGCGAGACCAGGAGTGTTCGTTGCTAGCAACGTGTAGGTTTTTACGTCAACTGCGCCGCCGATAGTGATCGTTGTGATAACCTTGCCGGTATTGACGAAGTCGGTGATCTTCTGCGCACCGTCGCTGTAATCGGAAACTACTTTCCACATAGCTACACCGTCTACCCTTGAGAAGCCGACGAACTGAATGGTAAGGTTACCATGACCGTCGAAAATCGTTGCATTATCTCCGGAGATTAACTGTGAGAACGTACCGCCTGCGGTCAGGACAGTTGCTCCAACAATACCTTCGATTTTGATTACAAACGGTTCGTACTGCTGGTCGATGTTACCGCCCTGGTACACGTAATCCAGATAAGGAAGGAATCCTACTGGAGCGTCCATAGGAACGACACCCACTAGATCGAAACCGATCGTTTTAGCTGCTACCTGGATTGCTACAGGAAGTAAGCTTGGGAACTTGTCACCGGAACCTGAGTTCGAGTAACTCTGTTTTGCACCGCCGATGAACGGTGTCATCGCGTTGGTAGGAGCATGAATGCTACCCATTGCACCGACGGAACCAGGCAGCTGAAGGAATAAACCAGGAGCGACGCCTGCTGCTTCGTTAACTGGGGCACCAGCGTTGTCGAAGATTGCATGGTAGTGAGCTATGTCAACTAACCAAGGGCGACTCTTCATAACTGCTGCGTCTGCACCATAACTCTCCAAAACCGGTACCCAAGTATCCTTGATAGACTGATCGTTCAGCCTCTTAAAAATTCTTGTTGTTGCCATTTATTTTTGGGGCTTTTTTATGATTGTGCTCTGCGCTTGAGAGCTTCAATGTACGCGTTGGAATAACCACGCTGTACTTGATTTACTTGATCTATCGATACGTAACCCTCTTTACCTTGGTTTTCGTTGATAGCTGAGTTATTTATATTTGCACTTTGTGCAATTCTTTCATTGATTCCTCTCCAATCGCGTGAATCCCAAAAAGCTTTAGCTTGATAAGGAGTGTTGATCACGACGGTAGAAGCTTGAGCGGCCAGCCAATTGAGCTCGACATCGTTCATCTTTTCGTAGATTGCTTTGTACCTTTCCGGCATGAAGCGAATGTAAGTAGGAGTATTCTCAGCCTTCTTATTCATTACTGCTTCCATGATGTTGATAACTTCCGCTTCATTGAAGAACACTGCTCCACGTAGTGTTTCAACGATTGCGGTCTTGATGTCCGGTTCGAGAGCGTAGAACTTCTGTTTGTTTTCGGTCGTCAAAAGCTTCAGGAACGGGTACTTGCTCTCGAGAACAGCGTTTGCTGAATTCGATTTGATCGATGCAAGGATTCCATTAACTGCCGAAACGAGGTCTTCTACTGGAGAAGCGTCCGTAACGTTAACTTTGCTTTCGTTCAGCTGAGCAACGTCGGAAAGTAACCTGCGCGTTGTCAACTTAGCATTAGGACCAACCTTCTGATTCATTGTTTCAGCAACGTATTCCGTGTAAGCTATGCCCTTCTGGATGTTTCCGCCGAGGTACTCGGCGTACTTGATTGCTTCGTTCAAGCTCTTTGCCAGGTAGTTCGAGTAATTCAGGCCCTTAGAAGCTTGTTCAGCAACGTACTCGGTGTACTGAATTCCCTTATCCAACTGTTCAGCTAGATAGTTACCGAACTTGATGCTCTTCTCTGTCATTCCGCCGACGTATTCAGCGTAATTGATATTCTGGTTGAGCTTTTCTCCCAGGTAATTCGAGAAGTGAATATTCTTTTCGGTCATTCCTGCCAGGTAATCGCTGTAGTCGATCACGTTATTTACTTTTTCTGCTACGTGTTCGGTGTAACCAATTCCCTTGTTCAACATGGTCGACAAGTAGTTGGTGAACTCAACGATCTTTTCCATTTCGCCAGCCAGGTAATTAGTGAACTTGACCAATTTCTCGGTAACCGGAAGGTCATCAGTTTTTTCGCTAAGAGCTAGCAAACCAGCGTTGTTGTTATTGATGCTTTCACGAAGGGCTTCGATCTGCTTCTTAACGACTTTTGAATACTGGTTCATTTCTTCTCTTGTTACTAAGTCATTAGCCATTTGCTTTTCGTTATTTTGTGGAGTCTTGGTTTCAGGATTATTTATTTTGTAAATTCTCACAGAATCCTCGAAGTTAAAGCTTTCAGAAACATCTGTTAACTCATTAGTAATGGAATGAGCTTTAAGAAGATCTAGGGATTCAAAGAGCATAGTGTAATTACCCTGTAGGTTTTCCGCTACCTGAGATAGGGCGGCTTGCGCGAACCCGGGCTCGGCCACGAGATCGTACGTAAATATTTTATGGAGTTTGACCTTGCCGTTGTCAAGAACTTGACCGGCAGCTCTCGATGAAATCGAGATAACGCAACCTGCTAGAACTAAGGTTTTTGCGATTCTTCCGCTAGGCGTGTCGAGAAGTTTTACTTTGATCTTTACGCTGTTGGTCGTTTTATCGTAGTCCAGTGCGAGAATAACGTGAGATACGTTCTTTAGCGAAACGTCGAAACTCTGTGGATGATCGAGTTCCCCAAATAGCTGTCCTTTCTTGATCTTTTCGACCAAGTAAGTAAGATGCGGAAGGTATTCCGCTTCCTCGTAAACGCGGTTATTGTCGTTTTTCTGATCAAAGACCGCGCACGTTCCTTCCATGATGATGTCACCAGTTTCTGTCTTAGTGACACTCAACGGCGTGTTCGATCTTTCTAAAATAAAGACAACGTCCTTAGGTAGTAAGGTTGACGTTTGTAGATTTACTGCGGTAGTACTAATCAACTCCGTGAGACTTTTTTGATATTTATAACGGGCCCACCATTAAAACAAGGGGTACCCGCTATCGTTATTTATCAAGGTCTCTAAGTAATTCTTTAAGAGTTGTTAGCTGAGTGTCACTAATTTTTGAAAGGTCCGGCTTTTTGACGGAAACGTTGAATATGTACGATCCACGTTTACCGAATGCCGAGGCTAATCCCTGTTCTGGGATTCTCACCTGTATGTTGGAAAGAGTAGGTGCATTTACGGAATTTATCTTGTACTTTTTGCCGAACGGATTCTCCAAAAAAAGTTCGTCAACGAACAGAATGTCCTTCAACGAAAGTTCAATGGTCTGCACGAGGTCGGAAGAGTCAGTTATCTCTAGACCCTCCATGTCAATGATTATCCTAATGAAAAGGTCCCCTGTTGCTTCTCCGTGGTGCCTTCTGTGAAAAACATCGTCGAACCCATCGATTTCCTGGCTGGATCCGCCGTACTTCATTCTCACGATGATGCCAATCTTTCCACCGATCAGGGCAAAAGGATACTCAGAGGTTGACATGTTCACCGTGTACTTGACAGTTTTCTTTTCGATTTTGGATTCTGAAAGGCTGGACTTCGAGATCTGGTACGAGACCGTGTCCTCGATACCGTTCATTAGTTCCGATATTTTGAAGTGACGGTCGATGTGAATGTTCAGGTGTTCCAGATCCATCATCGAGAAAACGACGGTCCTGTACTTGGCATACGGGTCGTTCACTGGATTCGGTGGAGCCGGATTGTCCAGTCGAAAATCGTATTCGACGCGTTTAGATTTATCGCTGAGAACGGAATAGGCCT